GTAGGCGCGACCGTGGTAGGCGCGACCGTGGTAGGCGCGATCGTGGTCGCAGTCGGGAAGAGGTCCCCGGACTCTTCTTGATTGCTTGAACCTGAGCACCCGGCCGCCAGTAGCGTCCCGGCGACCAGAGCCGCCAGGAACCGTCTCATCGTCGTCTGCGACGCCTCGACTGGTACCAGATAAGCGTCCCGATCAGGACAGCAAATGCGGCGGCCAAGATAACAACCGTTATCGAGCCGCCTGGGGCCTGGCTCATGTCGAGCGAAAAGTTTTTGGTGCCGCCACCGAGAAGATCATTCTCGGACTTGAGTTCTGCTACTGCTTCCTCAAGTTGCGCGACCTGGTAAGTAAGGGCGGCTTCATCACCGCTGGAGTCCCACAGGAACCCAAATGACCCTGCGAAGGCCGCGGGGAGGCCGAGGACCCACGCGATGTTGTCTTTGGCCTTATCAAGAATGGAGAGGGATCGGTCAACGGACGCCCGAGCCTTGCCGGCGATCTTGTCTCCGGCGGTTTCGATGGCACGTTGGATTTGCTGGATTGTCTCTAGGAGTATTTGGTCATCCTCTTGCGAGTTCATGTTCACTCTCGTCCGCGATGACCGCTCGGAGGTCCTCTAGTTGATCGTCCACAAATGCGAGCGCGGCGGAGATGCCATCCATGATTGCCTGTCTCTGTTCCCAGAACTCCGCGTTGTCCATAACCGAGTTTCTCAAAGATCAGCGGATAGGCATCCGAGGGTGGAAAGCCGTCAGGTGCTGGTAGACTGTCTCTATGGCGAACCAACCGAAGAGTGGTCACGGTCTCCGCAAGGACACCATCTACAGATGCTTCACCTGCGGGTGGTACATCAAGGGTGTACTTCTGGACAAGGACCATTATGATGGGGCCTGTCCGATCTGCGACCACGAAGTGGACATCTCTTTCATCCCCGAACCAGAAGACCTGAGAGAACTCAACAAGCGGCTCAAAGCCGGGAGGAAGACATGAGTGAAGTCGAGCCTGAGTACAAGACCTACCGAACGAACATGGGGTTGGTCACGGTGTACGCCAAAGGCAAGAAGGCCGGCACCACCGAGACAGAGTGGGAAGACCCGCCGCCCCTGCAGATGAAACTCAAGAAGAAGCACCGAGGATGAGGCCCGTAGCGTCTGTCGAGATCGCTGGGATACTGCGACTCGCCTCCGAAAAGGGTTACACAATCGTTCCCTGGCCCAACCACCAGGAGCAGGGCGGGCTGGTCGGCGGGTGGACGATTTCCCACTCCGACTGGGTGGCGACGGTACGAACCATTGACGACGCGTGGACCGTCCTTCTCAGTGACTCCGAAGGGGCCTCGATGTCCGCCCCCAAAGCCTTCTACGAAATGATGGTAGACGGATGGCTAGAAGAGATGGGTGCCTCCTAATGAGTGACCGAGACAGCGAGTGGTGGGACGATCTCGCCGAACTGAATCCCGAGTGCGTCATCTTCGATGGCCCCGGTGCCAAGAACAAGTTTGATGACTGCATCGTCGGGTATGCCACACGAATGAACGAGCCGGCCCTTATCGTTTACGACGAAGACCTCATGGTTGAGTCGATGATGGACGAGGGCTTGGATTACACCGATGCCGTCGAGTACCTGTCGTTCAACACTTGGGGAGCCTGGCTAGGGGACCACACCCCACTGATCCTTCGGAGGTACACAGATGGTCGATCGCCGAGTTTGGACCAAGCCTGACGCGGAACTACAAACAGATTGGATGATTCATGCCAAATGTAAAGGGATGGCGACGAGCACCTTCTTCTCGGACGACCAAGCCGGCTGTGAAGCCCAAGAGTCCGCAGCGAGGCTTACCTGCTCCGGTTGTACCGTCCGCTCCGAGTGCCTGGCTTACGCGATTGAAGCCCATATGGATTATGGGGTATGGGGTGGTCTCACCTGGGCAGAGCGCCGAAGGGTCGCCCAGGTCCGGCACGCGAAATCGCCCTCCCCACGAAAGGCGGAGGGCGATTCCGAAGCCACCACCTCCTTTGGTCGACGGTAAGACCCGCGAGATGGACTATGTCTCTTTCATGATCGCACCAAAGGTGGTCTAGGTCCAAATGGCCCGACGAAAGCGTTCTCCCGCAGTGAAGAAGGCGAAGGTCAAGGTTGAGGGGAAAGCCCGCAAGATGACTTTCCGTGGGGGCGGGATCGACGGCTATTGGGAGTTGATAACGACCCCCGTGCCGAAAAACATCAAGATGAACATGGGCCGCGACAACTACTTCTTGTCTCTGTCCGATCCGTCCATTTACGAGTACGACCCCGACAGGGCGTTCGTGCCGGAGAGGAAGTGGCTATGAGCGTTATCGGTTTAGTTTCACCCGGGAGCATGGGGTCCGCTATTGCGGCCTGCGCCCAGTCCAAAGGTCACGAGATCATCTGGGCCTCCGATGGACGGTCACCCAGGACGGTGGGCAACGCGACCCGGCACGGGTTCACTGATGTTGGGAACCTTCTCGATGTCGCTGACAGGGCTGATGTGGTCCTGTGCGTAGGGGCCGGTTGGGGTGACTGGCAGAATGAGGTAGCGCACACGATCTGCGTGGAGGGTGCTTTCGAGGGCACTTACGTGGATGCCAACTCGTTGCCCGAAGCCGAGACAGACGCCATCCAGGAGATCGTCCATTCCGGTGGCGCCAGGTTCGTAGAGGGTGTGCTTCTGGGCAGCCCCCCTGTTGATCCTCAAATGTCCATTCGTGGCTACCTGAACGGTCCTGGTGCACACGAGTTCGCTGGCCTGTTCAACGACCCGGATATTCCCGCGATGTTGGACGCCAACGTGATCCACACTCACGACAAGGCCCGCTACCTGGCGACCGCCGTGTCCCCCAGGAGGACACGCGGCTATTTGGGGCGTGCCGATCTGTTTGAGTGGGTCGTCATGGACGGGTCCCCAGGGGTCCTCAAGATGCTGTTCACCGCTTATTCGGCAGCGACTCACGGGGCTGTCGTTATGGCCAACAGGGCCGCCAGGGCCTATGGCGTCGAGGATGAACTGTTTTACGAGTTGACTAACGGGTTCCCGGTTGATCCGACTCAGGATGGGAGTATTCGTGGTCTGTTCGCTGGCTGGTAGGTCCTATCACGACCAGAAGGTTAGGAAGCGTAGGCTAAGGAGATGTCGACCATCCCAGCGATAGTGGTCTGGGCAGGGCTCAGCGGTCTGGCAGCAGTGGGGGTGCTCTTCCTCCGAGGTACGAACCTCAAGGAGCGCATTTCTGCCGCTGCCCTGGTGTCTGGCGTCTCTGCTGCACTTACAGGCGGCTTCACCGTCAACACTACGGTTGGGTTAGGAACAGCGGCAGTGGTTCTAATCTTCGTTTCTATCTTGATGGGCTATGAGGGCTGATAATGGGTTTTCTTGACAAGTTCAAGTTCACTGGTCACGACCGCGAAGGCTTCCAGCGGGCCGCCGCGCCACAATCCGAGAAGTCGTTCTATTACAACCAGAACATGGCTCGCTCTGTCGGGATTGACAAACAGCGGGCTTACAAGGATGACTGGGACGTTGATCGTGCCGTGTCGGAGGGCAACGACCGCATCACCTGGGTCTTCAAGAGCATTTTCGCCATTGCGTCAAACGCGGCACGTCTACCCGTCCAGATTCTCGATCAAGAGAACGACCCTGTAGACCACTCGCTGTTGCCTGTCCTGAACAGGAAGGCGAATCCACACCACGACGCGTACAACTTCCGGTTCCAACTCTCTTCCCAGGTGCTCCTATCTAAGAGGGGGGCATTTATCGAGATCGTCAAGGACCGTCTGGACAACGTGACGGGTCTTTACCTCCTGCCGCCGCAGTGGACGTACCCGATCCCTCATCCCACGAAGTTCGTTTCCGGCTATTCCGTTCAGGTCCCGAACAACAAAGAGCGGATCGTCAAAGCCGATGACGTTGTCTGGGTTCGTATCCCACACCCCACCGATCCTTACCGTGGGCAGTCACCCCTGGAGTCGTGTGGGCTGGCGATCGACATTGACTACTACTCGCGTATCTACAACCGAAACTTCATGGTCAACGATGGCCGCCCTGGTGGCATCTTGATGGTGAACGGCGAGTTGGATGATGACGCCGCCGAGGAACTCCGTCGCCGCTTCGCCGGCAACACCGGTACCGCCATGGGTGGTGCCGGCCGCATGACGATCATGGAGGCCGAGCAGGCCAAGTGGATCGACACGTCGGCGAACCAGCGTGATTCCCAGTACACGGAATCGAAGCAACTCGCTAAAGAGGAAATCCTCATGGCGTTCGGTGTCCCCGAATCGGTCATTGGCAACGCCAGTGAGCGGACGTTCGCTAACGCCGATACGGAACTCGAAGTGTTCTGGCGTGAGACGATGCTCCCCCACCTCATGCTGATCGAACGAGCGTTCGATCGCCTGGATGGGTCTGAGGAACTGACGGTCAAGTTCAACCTTGACGACGTGGCGATCCTCTCTCGCGATGAGCGGGAACGGGCCGCATTCCATTTGCTGGAACTCCAGGCCGGCGCTATCTCCATCGACGAGTACCGGCAGAAGATTGGCCGCGATCCTGTCGGCTCTGACCTGCTTTACATCAAGGCGGGCCACATGCCCGTCGGGCAGGCAGTCGCCGATGGGGAATCACCCTCGTCTGAGTTCACGCCGCCGACATTTGAGATCGCCCCGGCTGGGCCACCCACACAGGCCCCGGGCGCTCCTACGTTCTCTCCTGTCGACGAGCCACAAGCCACGGTCCCAGAGGCAGCGTCACTGAACGGTACGGAGGATAGGAAGTCAGACCCTTTACTACTGGTGACCTCTGGGGATTTCAGTACGGAGAACTCTGGATAGACAGCAAGGCTGCTGACGCCATGCGCCGGCAGCAGGACCAGCAGATGGATCGTCTGGCTGGCTCGATGGCGCTCCAGATGGTCGCCTACTTCCAAAGGCAGCGTCGCGTTGTCCTGGAGAAGTGGAAGTCGGCTCGTATCCGCGAAAGAGTCAACAAGGGCATCCATGTGTCCGTGAATGACATTCTGGATATCCCGACGTGGGATAACCAGTTACTCGCTGACGCTAAGACGTGGTTGACTGCCGTCATGGTGGATGGGCGCCATAGCGTTACCCAGATCACTGGCACTAAGGATCATGAGGAAGACGATGAGGAAGCCATCCTTTTGCTTTCTAGGTCTCTGATGGCTGGGCTGGCGAGATTCACTGAGATCAACAGAACTACCCGACGCCAGATCGAGAAGCAGATCGAGAAGGGTAGGGCTGCCGGCAAATCGGTGGATGACATCGCCGAGGGGATCGAGAAGGTCTTCTCAGACGCCGTGAAGGTGCGAGCGAAGATGATCGCCAACAACACGGTGGTGTTTGGGGTCAACGAGGGCCAGATGATCGGTGCCAATAAGGAGGGTTACCGGTACAAGGTGTGGCTCTCCATGGAGGACGCGAAGGTTCGGCCTACGCATGTCCGTACTGATGGTCAGGCCAGGCCGATCTCTGAGCCGTTCCTGGTGGGCGGTTATCGAATGATGCACCCTGGGGACCCTTCTGGGTCAATCAAAGAAACAGCGAACTGCCGTTGCACCATGTTGTTCACCAACGAACCCAACCAGGCAGCCATGCTGGAGTTCGGAATCCCACAGACTCTCGTATAGGACGGCTGGACGCTCCACCCTTGATCGGCCCGGAGGGCTAATCTAGGTGAAGAGCCGTCTAGGAGGCATGTAGTGGAACTGGAATCAAAGCAGGCCCGCGTAGAGGCCAAGGCCATGGACGACGCCGAGGGCACTGTCCAGGCTGTTGTTTCAGTCACTAACATCGTCGACAGCGTCAAGGATGTGATCCAGCCCGGTGCGTACGCTATGACCCTGGGTAAACGCATCCCGAAGGGCGTCTGGTCACACGACACGACCATCCCCATCGCCAAGACCCTCGCCGCCATCGAACTGGAACCTGGCGACAGTCGGCTACCCAAGCATCTGCGAGATGTCGATGCCGGTGGGGTCCTGGTCAAGATGAAGTTCAACCTGAACACCACCCGTGGCCGCGAGGCTTACGAGGACATCAAGTTCTTCGGCGGGGAGCAAGAGTGGTCGATCGGCTACTCGGTTCCTGAGGGCGGGTCGGAGATGAAGGAAGACACAGGGATTCGTTACATCAAGCAACTGGAGTGGTACGAGTATTCTCCAGTATTGTTTGGTGCCGCCCCTGGCACCCGCACCGTTTCCGTCAAGGAAGACCCCACTTTGGAGTTCGACAAAGCCGATCTAATAAGCGACTCAATCGGGTCTACCGAAACCTTCGATGTCGAGCCCGATGATGTGAAGGGCCCGACGGCCAGGCACAAGACGGGCGTCAAGGCCGAAGACTGGTACGACAAGACCGCTTATAGGAACATGCGCTCTCCCGCCCCTGCAGGCAAGGCGTATTTCGGCAAGATTTTTGCTTTCCATATCGACGGGGAAGACCCCAAGATGAAGACGAACTACACGTTCGTTCATCACTTTGTTGGCAGTGACGGTCGACCCGGCCCAGCCGCCTTGTCCGCGCTACAGAACACATTCGGCCTTCTCAACGGTGCCCGCATGGGGACGAAGTTGAGGGGGAGCGACCGCAAGGGCGTGTACAACCATATCGCCGGCCATTACAGGGACGACGGCAAGAAGCCGCCGGAACTCAAGACCGACGGGTATATAGATGCCGTTATGGAACTCAAAGAAAGGCTCCCTGAGTCTTTCTGTGGGGAAGTAGATGCTCTGATTGAAAAGGGCGCCGAACTATTCGAGATAAAGTCCAGTTTGGAGGACGTTATGGCTGATGAGGCCGAAAACACCGAGACGACTGAGGTCGAGGTCGAGTCCAATGGACCGACGGCGCAGTCAGTCATCCAGGACGCCATCGTGGCGTTGAACACCCTTTCCGAGTCCCTGGTGGACCTGGAAGAGAAGGCGGGCGATACTGCCGGCTTCTCTAACAGCGCCCCTGATTCGGCGGAGCGCACCGAAGGCGCAGGCGAGGCGGCCCCAGAGGTTGTCGCAGACCTGAGCCATGGTGGGGTATTGACACCAGAGGAGATGACTGTTGAAGGCTCTCCGGCAGGTGGCGATGTTCCGGCCCCGAAGGTCGTAAAGGCCCCGAAGGCCAAGGACCCGGAGCCCGACGATTCTGAGAAGGCCGCAGAGGCCGTCGAGGAAGAGGCTTCTGATGAGCCGACTGAGGGTGGCCTTCTGGGGGAACTAGACCTCAAGGAAATCCGTGAGTTTCAGGACCTGGTTACCTTCTCCGATTTGGGGGAGTAACTGACATAGGCGACTGGTGCGGCCCCTGAGGGGGCCCACGCGTTAGCATTGGTGCAGGCGGAGCCTGACCGATGATAGGAGAACGTCGTGGACCTGTACCAGGAAATGAAAAGTCGTGGGCGCAAGAAGCCTCAACGACTACGCATTGACGTGATTTTGGACCAGTTGCCCGAAGACCAGCGCGAGTCCCTTCTCGCTGCCTTGGCGGATATCGGCATCCCCCACGTTCGCATCTCTGAAGTGATGTCCGAGCAGGGATACGGCATCTCTCCGAATGCCGTATCCAACTACAGACGGGTCACGGGTCATGGCTGAGGCTTTCAAAGAGGACCTCGCCAAGTCAAGATTAGGAAAGATCGCTGCTCTCCTGGAGCGGTCGGGGATTGACCCTGAGGAGATCGGTTCTGTAGAGAAGGTCCGCATCTCTGAGTGGCAGGGCCTGACCAAGAACGAAGAGGGCGAAGCCGAGGTACATGACCTCGGTGGCATATCGGTTGTTATCGCTCCGGCGTGGGCTAGCGGTCCCGAGTGGCCCGTGGTCCAACAGGCGGCACCTCTCACGATCAAGTCGACACCACGGCAGCCCAAACCTAAGTCGAAGTACAAGACGTGTGTCATCCTCCCCGATCCTCAGATCGGGTACCGCATGTACGAAGACGGCACCATGGACGGGTTCCATCATGAACCGTCGATGGATGTCGCCATGCAGATCACCAAAGACCTGAACCCTGACCTGATTGTCAACCTGGGCGATTACCTGGACTTTGCGGAGTTCGGCAAGTTCGAGATGGAGCCGGCGTTCGCCAAGACGACCCAGGCGTCCATCGACCGTGGTTACAAGTTCCTTATGCAGCAGAGAGCGAATGCACCTGACGCTCACATGGTGCTCCTGGAAGGCAACCATGACCGTCGTCTCCAGAAGGCGATTACGAACAACTCGGCTAGCGCCCTGCACTTGAAGCGTGCGGACCGCCCCGAGGACTGGCCTGTCCTGTCGGTTCCGTTCCTGCTGCGTCTCCAGGATGACCCGTTGAACGTCGAGTACGTCGGTGGTTACCCGGCGGGGATCTACTGGGTGAACCAGAACCTCGCGTGTATCCACGGTCACACCACTAGGAGCCGCGGTTCAACAGTTGCAGCGGTTGTGGACGATGAACGGACGAGCATCATCCATGGGCACATCCATAGGATCGAGTTACAACACAAGACCAGGCGTACATATGACGGGCCGAAACGTAGTTTGGCGGCTTCACCGGGGTGCCTTTGCCGCACCGATGGTGCGGTACCGTCCACGAAGGGGTCCACGGACCCTCATGGCAGGCCTGTGAACGCAGTGGAAGACTGGCAGCAGGGCATGGCTGTTGTCACTTATGAGGAAGGCGACGGGAACTTCAATGTCGAACTCATCCCAATCTCCCGGGGAGAAGCAATCTTTAGAGGCACCTACTACTCAGCAGCCCCTGCAGCCAGCGGCTGAGTTCGCCTTTGATGATGACATCCCTCAGGCGAGGCACTTCCCGATAATCACGATCGTCCTTTCGTTGGATGATCCGGGAGAACCCAACCATGTTGATTTGGGTTCCGTTCCCCCTCAGATCGCCGCAGCGGCCCTGGAGGGCATCGCACGTCAGTTGCTGAGGTTGTCGTGGCCAAGCCGAGTTACTTATGCCGGCCAAACCATCTTCGACCCTGCACAAATGTTCCCCGATTCGGATGACGACGAGATCGACGACGACGAGGAACCGTTCACCGGTGACTGACCCTGCGTCCGTTACATGGCCAGGTGTGTAACTATTATCTGTACGGGGTGCTTACCTCGTGTACATCATTCCATCCACATACACGAGGTAAAACCAATGACAGTTACGGATTCCCACCTACGGGATCTCAAGACTGCTCTCCGCGACACACTGAGCGAGAACGACTCAATCGTCGATCACGCTGAGGCTGGTCGTGAAGAGGGCGGTCCCGACGTACAGGTTGAGGCGAAGCATATCCAGGGCTTCCGCGCCAATCTCACCAAGGCACGTGACCTGCGCGAGCAGATCGAAGCCTTGGAGGGCCACAAGGAGATGCAGGACTGGGCTTCTGCATCGACTTCGCAGCCTGAGATTGTTGCCGACTCCAAGGAGGCAGCACCGCTTTCCAGCGTCGGCCAGGGATTCGTCGATTCAGACGAGTTCAAGACCCTGAACGGGGGCCAGAATGGCCTCACCATGCACATCCCATACTCCGTCAAGGGCGACCTTGGCGGCATGTGGCAGCGCAAGGACGTTTACACGACTCTTCCCAGCGGAACGCCGGCTCAGTTCGGCACCCCGCAGCGGGATGCGATCGTGGAGCGTGCCCACCGTGCTGCTCGTGTGCGTGACCTGTTCAACGTACAGCAGACCAGTACCAACCTGGTTGAATACTTCCGGGTCACCGGCTTCACGAACAACTCCGCCACCACGTCGGAGCGTTCGGGAACACCCGAGACCTTCACCGCTTACCCGCAGTCGACGCTGACCATCGCTGGCTCGCAGGCCCCGGTTCGCAACATCGGACATTACGAGGTTGCTCACCGGAACGTGCTTGCTGACGAGCCCGCGATGCGCGGCATCATCGACAACGAGTTGCTGTACGGCCTCCGTCTCACCGAGGACGATCAGATCCTCAACGGTGACGGTAGCGGCACCAACCTCACGGGTATCACAGCCACTTCCGGCATCAACACTCAGGCGCTGGGTTCGGATACACGGATCGATGCGATCCGTAAGGGCATCACCAAGATTGCACTCGCTTACTACGAGGCAACAGGTATTGTCATCCACCCCACCGACATGGAGCAGATCGAACTTGAGAAGGATGCTGACAACCGTCACATGCTGACCACTTCGATCGCTGTTGGTCCCGAGGCGCGAATCTGGCGTCTCCCGGTTGTTGAGTCCGCTGCGATCACTGTAGGAACCGGCCTTGTCGGCTCCTTCGGTATCGGTGCGACTCTCTACGACCGCATGGAGGGCAGCATCCGCATTTCCGAGAACCACTCGGACTTCTTCGTGAGGAACGCTATTGCGATCCTCGCTGAGGAGCGCATTGCTCTGGCCGTCAAGCGGCCCGAGTCTTTCTGCACCATCACGGGCATCTAGCCACCATTGCCTTCGGGCACTGAACAGGACCGGGCACCTTTGCCCGGTCCTGTTTAGTTTTTGGTACTCTGTCATTATGGATACTGAGAACAAGATGACTGAACGCCGAACCGTCGTCCTGGATCGTGACCTCTTTGAGGAAGCGAAGGATGGGACGAAGTTCCTCGTGGCGCGCAAGGGTGAAAGAATCACCCCTAGTCTCGCGATCCGCCACAAGGTGTTGCCGATTGAGTCCGCCCCTGGGCCGACTCTGGAATCGAAGATTGTCACGCCGGCTGAGCGTCAGGTGATGACAAGCCAGGCCACTAAGGCCTTCTGAGGGCCTCTACTCCCACGGGGTCTTTCCGTGGAAGCGTTTCTGTAAGGGCAACTGCCCTGCTGATCTTCCATCTAAAGCGAGCCGCGTACACGATCGCCGACCCAAGGACGGCGAAGACGACAGCGATGAACGCTAGGAGGTATTCAATGATGCCCACGGAACGAGTGTATCTGTGAAGCGCTCTGGGCCACCAAAGCGCAGGACTGGTCTCAACGTCATGAGCAACAAGCGGAGGGCCGAACTTGGTCTCCGCAAGCGATGTCGAGAAGAGGTTCTTGAAAGAGATGCGTACAAGTGTGTTGCTAAACACCTGGTAGAGGACGTAGAGTGTTGGGGTCCCCTGGACGTAGATGAACTACTCCCCAGAGGACGAGGGGGGGACTGGCTAGACCCTGGCAACTGTCAGGTCTTATGTCGGGCCCACCACGATTGGAAACACCTACATCCGCGTGAGGCAGTTTCTCTAGGCCTTACTACAAGCCGAAAGAGTTACAACGACCCGTGAAAGAGACTCAGTGGTTACCGCTTATTGTGGTTGGACTGATTGGGTCGGCGGTGATGGTGTTCGCAGGAACCCTCGCAGCGTCTCAAGAGCCTGGCTTCTCAGAAACCACACGGGATGTCAGTTATTATCAACCAGGGGGTGGTACAGGGCTCGACCTGAGGAAAAACCGTACATCGGAGCCTCAGGGACAGGGGTTCGATTCCCCTCACCTCCACCAGGTCAGCGTCGAGGCTGCCGTCGTCGAAGCCCCATCCACCTCGGCCGCTCCGGCGCTGACCACCACCACGGCCCCAACGGCAATGATTGTTGATCCCATCGGTCAGCAATACGAGTATTACTCGAAGGGCCCGCAGATCGTGGACCTCCAGACGGCGCTGGGGATGGATGTTATTGACGGTGTCTACGGGCCGAAGACCCGCAAGGCCCACATCGCAGCGTTCAGTAGTTCCATGTCCGCCATCTTGCATTTCTATCCCGAGGTCATGCAAGCACCGACACCGTGTTCGCATGGGTGCCTACCCGGCGACAGCCACCACGATCTCCCGATGCTGGAGGAACTCATCAACGAGTACTTCGAGCCTGAGGACCGTGCGCTCGCCCGACAAATCGCTTTCTGCGAATCCAGCGGTAAACCCCATGACATAGGGTCTACCTCGGTGTCATCGGCTCTAGCCATCGGCTGGTTCCAGCACCTAGCCAAGTACTGGGTTGAGCGCTCTGAGAAAGCCGGCTTCAAGGACCACGACCCGTTCAACGGGCGAGCCAATGTCGGCGTTGCAGCGTGGTTGTTTTATTCCAGTGGTGTCCATCACTGGAATCCGAGTAAGGCCTGTTGGGGGATATCTGATGCCTGAACACGAAACAACTGACCATTACAAGAGCCATGCGATCTACTTCACAATCCAAGACCTGGCGGAGATACTCGGTGTCCCTGTTGACAGGCTGAGCGTCAGCCACGTTGACACCGCCCCCAACAAACCTGAGATGGCGGTAAGAGTCAACTTGCGGCAGGGGTTCTAAACCCGGGTTACACAAGGTTCTATGGGATAATGGGGGGTGTCATACGGCGACGAAGTACCGACCCCACGGGCCGAGTCCGCCGGTTGGGACAATCCTGAGCGGGTACTCGCCGTCGAGCGCCCAGAATGGCAAATCAAAAGTCTGTGCAAGGGCTCCGATACCCCTGAAATCTTTTTCCCATCGCCCGGCGACACGGAGGCCCTCAAGGCCGCCAAGGCGACCTGTGGTCAGTGTCCGGTGATCCAGGACTGTCTCAAATACGCCCTTGATAACAACGAGCGGTATGGTATCTGGGGGGGGAAGAGCACCCGCGAGCGTTTGCTTATTCTCCGGGCAAAGAGGATGATTGAGAAGGGCGAAGCCTAATCGTCCGCGTCCAAGGGAAAGCGTAGGCTAGGGCCATGGCCATCATCACTTACCAGGACCTGGCCACCTACATGAACCGTACGTTCACGTCTGGTGAGCAGGCCGCAGCGAACCACATGATCGGCGGGTTGGAGCGGGAGTTGTCCCGAATCCTAGGTCGGTCCCTGGCCGGCACCACGATCTCCAGTGAAGCGCACATCCTCAAGAGGAACCAGCGGCAGATTTTCCTCAAGGAATACCCTGTCATTTCAGTCACCACGTTGCAGATCGGCGATCTTGGTTCTGAGATCACGCAGACTCTCACCGATTTCGACATCCACAAGTGGGGGATCGACGGCATTCTCGCCAGGGCCAC